ATGTTTTTGATACAGGAGCTATACCGAATGTATTTGTTTTAAGAAAGTTTGATGGATCTATTCCACTATTTAATCTATTTACACTACTAGCCAATCCTAATCCTATATTTTTTGAATTTGGTAATATTAATTCATCATTCAAATTAGTATCACCGGGTCCAAATTGTATAGTGTGAGTATTATCAGGATTTACTCTTACAGAAAATCTTCTGGGAACTTTTCTAACTTCTAACATATATGGAACCGAATCCACATATTGGTTTAATCCACTATAAACTTCCGTATTTGGAACTTCCGAAAATACAGTCTCTTGTGCTAAATAGGGTACTTCATACCATTTATTATTATCTTCATCCGTAACTGATATTATAGAAATTATATTTGTATCACGTAAAATGGCCGATGGATAATCTATTGATGTGTCAAATGATATAATAGTTTCAACTTCTGTTCCTGAAATTGCTTTGACTAATTTGCTAATTAAATATCTACTCGGCTCTCCTGTTATAGAATCTCTCTCATATACTTCAATTTCTCTTTCCGTTGCATTTGAAAAATCTACACCATCTATTGTTCTAAAAATTATATTAGAATTACTGGTAGATTGTATTTGCATTGATTCTGCAATTCTTAAATAAAATCTTCCATCGGGTCTATTATTTATACCTGTTCCGATTGATGGTACTAGTTGATACACCCTTAAAGTTGTAACTGCAGGTGCACTAACTTTTGGTTTATATCCCATAGTTTGTGCAATTGCCATAACATTTTTTCTCTCCGTTGCATAATACAACATTGATTCTTTTAATTGGGCATCTTGATAAAATGCTAATAAATCTCCTATGGCAGCTGTTTGCTCTATAAAAACCATTCCAGGGGAAGCTTCATTAAAATCAGAGTATGTTGATGGAAAATATGTTCTAGTAAACTCAATAAGAGATTGTTTTAAAGAATTGAAATCTTTATTTAAGTAATTGAAATTTTTATTATCATTTCCCCAAACTTTATTTATAGGTTTTATTGCCATTTATAAATTTTATTTTATTGTTCTACTAAAATAGTTACCGATTCCCCAAAATCTCTATTTATTTTTAAAGAAAATGCTATTTGTAAATAAATTTTATGATTATCAATATCATTTGTATCATAATCAAATAAAATTTGATCTATGCTCAGATATGGTAACCAAGTATTTACAGCTTCAACAATAGATGATTCAATTTCAAATTCCAAAGTATCAGTAGTAATAGGTTCAAAAATTAATTGCCAAATATCACAACCAAATTCGGGTTGCATAGTTCTTTCACCCTTTCTGGTCATTATAAGATTTACTATATTATCTTTTGCTTGGGATAAGGTAGTATAATTGACAGCAAAAATACCATTAGAATCGGATTGTTTGTTTATTCCAATTCCTAGTACTTTATCAGCATTTATTGATAAATCTTGAGTATTAAATCTACCTAATTCGGTTGCCATTTTATCTTAATCCTTTTTCTTTTTCTTGCTTTGTAAATACTTTTGTTAAAGAACTATAATCTCTAGTCAATGCTTTATTTAGTGCATCTAAACCTGCATTTCCTGTTGATGGTATCGTTTCTTGTACTGATTGATTTCTATAATCCATCGTATCCCACTCATCTTCTTGGTATCTCTGTGGTTGAATAGCATCTAAAATACTACCCTCATTCATCATTCCACCTTCAACTCTTTCCGAAGCACTAAATGGTTGAGTCATATTCAAAATCTCATTTATCATTGGATCTTTTGAAAATTCTTTTTGTTGTTTTGGTATAACCGATTGTTTTTTAGTAGCAGTATTCGTATTTACCTCTGTCAATTTTGACAATGATGGCATTGTTTTCTTTTGAGAGTTTAGTGTAACTGCACCAGATTTTATCAACTTTGCCAATTCTTCTTTGACTTGTTGTTTAACTTCATTTTTGACTACCTCTTTAATAAGAGAAAGTATCATATCTGATTTCATAAATTCTTTTTTAATAAATATCTAAATATCAAATTTACCATTTATACTTTGTATCCTACCCAAGGAACAACTCCTGGACCCGGCGTATTTGGTGGATATATTGCCGTTACAATAAATTGTCCAGATACGGTCAATAAATGTAACTTTGCTGCAGATACAAATGCTTTTATAAATATTTTACTATCAGTATTAGGTTTCACAGATAATGGTGTCCATGATCCAGGATTTGTAACTAAACCTTGTGTTGTAACTAAATTTTTTAAAGCTCCAGGTGCAGGTATTTTAGGTGCAGGAAATAGTTGCATAGTAGCACCTGTCCAATACATAATAATTGCCGGTCCTATTACATCCAATAGTGTTGTAGTTGTTGAAGGTTGAACGGATTTTAACTTACCTTTTAATACATTCTCCATTCCGGTAGTATTTCCTTTTAAAACTTTTATACCACTAATCAAATCCCCACCGGATAGCATTGCCATGTGATAATTATTAGTAAATTGTTTTGCCCAACCATCCATATCTTTTCCATATGAATGATTTTTCATAAGATTACCCATTGTATTTTCAAAACTACTCCAAGGCATTATTTATTTCTTTTTACTTAAAAAGTTAGATTCTGATAAAATAACTTTAAGTTTATTTTTAATTGCTATAAATTTTGGTTTATTTAAAGGACCTGCATCGGTAGGAGTAGGACCAGATGGTGTTGGATACCATTGTTTATTTATTTCATCAATTAAATCTTCTAAAACTTTTACCAATTCACCACCTAAAACCATAGGTTGAACTGGATCACCATCTTTACCTGGTTTATCATTTTTACCTATATAAACCTCACCACCATCCGATTTTAAAAATATTTGTTTACCATTTCCACCTGCATGAAATATGATGTTACTTTTGTTTGCAAACATATAAACATCATTCATAGCATCAACCGAAAATCTTCCACCACTAAATACCGCAACTTGTTTTTGACCAAATACTAAAAATTCATTTACCCTAGCGGATAACAAAATCCTATCAGAATTTACATATAGTTGATTTCCTTTTAAAGCATCATCATCTGGATATTTAATTTTCTCTTTACCCTTTTCATCCAAACCATATGCCTTTTTTTCATTAAAAGCTTTTTTTAAGTTTGAATCATCTTTGGTTATATTGTATGGTATTTTTACCTTATTTGATGTTATATAAATTGATGTTCCATCTTTATTAAAATCTTCATCAACCAGTGTTGATATTTTTTTATCATCTAATTCTTTGTCTTGAAGATTTCTTATGAATATAGATGGTGATGATGTTTTATCATCTTCGGTTAAGAATAAATCTGAAAATCTTATTGTATTACCATTTCTACCCGATATTATAGTATCACCCTGTCTGGGTTTTAGGAATTTTATTTTTTCATTTACTTTGTATTCACCTTGTGTTGGACTTTTTTCATTCGCTAATTTACCCGTATCATCAGCAATTACATTTGATTGTTCAAAAACAATTGAATTTCTTCTATAATTTGGATAAGGTGTTGTTGAATATGGTAACCAATATGTATTATCTTCTATTTTAAGAATAACAACAGTTTCACCTTTTATTGGAAAAGTAATATTATTTTTATCAAATGGAAATGCGTATTCTTCATTTTTTATTCTTGATTCAAATTTATAAGTTATTGCACCATAAAACCTACCATCTTTTGCATCAAAATTTTTATTATTATTATAAACTGCAGTACTATCCGCTTCCTTTTCTTGTCTATCTAACATATCATCCTTAGAACCAAATACTTGGTCTACGGTAGCATAAAATGCTTTAACTTTTTCCATTACAATTTAGTTTTTATTTCTTCAATTTCAATTTCTATATCAACAAGTTTTTCTTTATTTTTTTCTTCAACTTGGGTTATAGTATCTTCCATCTCCTGAAGTAATTGGGCCTTCTCCTGTTCACTTAACCAACCATCTTCACCAATACCTTTGGCTTCCGCAGATGCTAATCTCTGCGCAATCGTAGCAAGTTTGATGAGATGATCATCGTTCTTAACAGAAACCTCAATAAGGTCTTTTATAATGGGGGCAATGACGGTGGCTTCACCAACATTCTTAATTAGTTTACGCAAAGACTCAATTAAATCCGAAATGTTTTTCTTTTTATTTAATTGATTTTCGTATATATCTTTGAAAAGGGATGATAAGTTTTTACCATCAAAAAGTTGAAATTCCGCACTCATAAATTATGTTTTACATATTAATAATTATTGAGTATTAGGATATTTATATGATTATATCACCAGTATCCATAAATTCATTATATAACTCCATTTGTTTTGCTTTCATTTTATTTATTACTTTGGTTATATAATGGGTTGGATGTCCTGTCATTTCTCTAATTAAAAGATATAGAGATTTTTTATTAAAGTTTTCTATAAACTCCGCTCTTCTAAAGAGTTCCAATACTGCATCTGCAATTTGCATATCTCTACGTTTTGGAAAATGATTTTCTAAATGTATATCCCAATACACTAACATTCTTTTATTGAATGTTTTGTATTCATCGTTAAAAGTTTCTTCTCTGAAGTTGTTTTCTGTATCCCAATTCTCTGGCATATTGGACATTACATCCGTATCTTTGTATCTCTTGTAATTGGAATTATTGTTTAGTATCAAATAATTTCTTGCAACAATGGTAAAGTATGAAAAGGCCTTACCTTTACCTTCTTGATACATATGTATTTTTTCAATCATAAATGTAACAACTTCC